GAATATAATAGAGCTTGGGGATCGCTTTGATTATGATGTATTAAATACCATACAGTATTTCAGAAGCGAAACATTAACAGCTGACGATGGAAGAGTTTTGTTTGCGGATAAAAGGTTCAACACATTCAAGAAGAAGTATCAGCCGTATAAAAACATTTACGAACAAAACATGAGTCATGTAAAATATGCCAACTGGTTTTTTGAAAGCAAATTGCTAGGATACAGTTATTCTTACAATGTAAGAGAAATATTCTCAGCTGGAGATGCTTCTATGTTTGACAATTCTGAGGAAATTAGAAATTTCAGCAAAGGTCAAACAGTAAAATTTGTTGGTACTGTTGATGATATAATCAAAAGAACGAGCAGAAACGGCAATAAATATGCAAGAATAGAGATGCACGATGAGCTTGGCTCTGTTTGTGGGTTAATGCTTGACTCTAATAGGCAGGATAGGCTTACGGACTACCTTAATTCTGGCAAAAAACTTCCGAAAAAAGGCGATGTTATTGTTGTCGTCGGATCAGTTGGTGATGACATATTGTTTCTAGATGTAATCAATCCAATAAACGAAAAAATTTATATGAAACTTTCCGAACTAAAATGAGTGTAAACAAATTTGTGATATTTAAAGATTTCAACCTAACTCCAAGAGCTAAAAAAGTTTATAAAGAGGCTTACCTTCTATCTAAGAAGCTTGGACATAAAAATGTAAACAATCTTCATGTCTTATATGGATGTATAAGAAACGGCAATAGTCAATTTAAATCTTTTCTATTGAAAAATGGCGTTGCAATTTCTGAGGAGGATGTTTTAAAGGTCATAAAACAATCTAAAAAAGAAAACAAGGACAAGTTTTTTGCTAATTCTAACTCAGATCCCTGGCATAAAGAGGTTGCGCAAGCAGTTAAAGAGGCTAATGATGTCTCTAATAATCTGGAGCAATACTACATAGGCGTAGAACATATTATTTTAGGCCTTATAAACAAATCTCCTTATGTTTTCGATTATTTTGATGAATGCATTATTGATTTCGAGATGCTTAAGAATGAACTCGACCTATTTATAAAAGGTGAAGACGAAGATTCATTTGATTTTCCTGAATTTATAGATGAAAACCTAGACTCTATGTTCTACAACATAGAAGGTGGCGAAGAACCTAATGTTAGTGATGATGTATCATTACCTTCATTTTCTCTTCCAGATTTTGTTACAAGCTTAAACGAGCTTCATTACTCAGGCAAATTACCTGATGTTTATGGTAGGGATTCAGAGGTTGATCTGTTAATAGAGACGATATCCAAAAAAAATAAGTGCAATGCTGTTTTAACTGGTGATGCTGGCGTTGGTAAGACATCTATAGTGGAAGCTTTAGCATCTAGAATATGCGAGTTTAATGTTCCTTCTAATCTATTGGGGATGGAAATACTTAGCGTTGATCTAGGTTCAATAATTGCAGGAACTCAATATAGAGGTCAATTTGAACAAAGATTTAAGTCATTGCTTGACATAGCTAAGAAAAACCCTCAAATAGTTTTATTCTTTGACGAAATGCACACCTTATTTGGCGCAGGAGGCAACCAAGAAGGAGGTCTTGATGCGGTCAATATGTTAAAACCTCTTTTGGCTAGGGGTGAAATAAAGTGCATAGGATCAACAACTTCTCATGAATATGAAAAAATATTCAATAAGGACAGTGCAATGAAAAGAAGGTTTTTTAACATTAAAGTTGAAGAGCCGTCTAAACAACAAACAAAAAAAATACTTAATAGCTGCAAAAGTAAATATGAAAAATTTCATAATGTAAAATTCAGCAAATCAATTATTAATTTTATAGTTGATTCATCTGATGTATTAATAAGCCATAAAAAATTCCCAGATAAAGCCTTTGACGTCTTAGACCAAGTTGGTTCGAGGATAAAAATAAAAAATTTAAAACCTACTGGAGATATATTAAAATCACACAGTTCTTTAATAACAGCTTTAGCAGATGGGAATTTGGAAGAAGAAGAACTTAAAAACAAGTTTAAGGATTTAATCGGCAGTCTCGATAAAAGTTCAAAGCCTGACAGCAAAAAATCAATTAACGTTAAAAAACAAGACGTTTCAGAAATCATTGCTGAGCACGGAGGAGTATCGGTTGATCAAGTCGGCAATTCTTGTAGTGGATTTAGTTCTTTTCTTGATAGAATATCAAAAGAAGTTTTTGGTCAGGATAAAATATTAAACAAAATAAACGATTCATTATCTTGTGCCAAAGCTGGGTTGACAGACGAAAACAAACCTCTTGCCAGTATGTTTTTTGTTGGACCAACAAGCGTGGGTAAAACATATACGGCAAAAAAAATAGCTAAACATTTTTTTGGAAACGAAAAAGCCATGCTTCAGATAAATATGAGTGAGTTGCAAGATAGGACTGGCATAAGTAAGCTTATAGGATCTAACGCTGGCTATGTTGGTTACGAAGAAGGCGGGATGCTAACTAAGTTTGTAAAGGAAAACCCAAACTGTGTTGTTCTTTTTGATGAAGTAGAAAAAGCTGACCCACAAATACTTAATATACTACTTCACCTTCTTGATGAGGGTTATGTGGAGGACAATAAACATAACAAGACAAGTTTTTCTAAAACAGTTGTCATAATGACTAGTAACATAGGTCACGAAAATACAAAAAAGAAAAGCATGGGCTTTATTCAAGAAGAGATTGACAAAGACTCCTCCTACAAAGGCTCGGTTAAAAACAAACTAAAGCCAGAACTCTTAGCTAGAATCAATGATGTTTTTGTTTTTCAGGATTTAGGAGATAAAGAATTCAAAAGAATAATTCATCAAGAACTAACCAACATTAAAACCAAACTCACAGAAAACAAAAACATAAACTTCAAATTTAACAAGGCTATCGTTAACCTGATTTTTAATAAAATTAAATCACAAAAGCTTCATGCTAGAGACATAAAGAACTTTATAAGAGAAGAAGTTCAAGTTCCTATATCTAAATTTGTGATATCCAAAACAAAAAACTCAGAAATATCAATAAAAAACGTTGACAACAATATAAAGGTGTGCTAATATACAAACATATGAGTAAAACAAAACAAAATAATATCGTAAAAGCAATCATGTCAAGTAAAGGTCGTTTCTTCGGTCTTTATACGAAAGCTGGAGAGGCTCTTAACGCACAGTTCGTTTCAGAAAGTCCTCAGTATGTAACTGTTTATGATCGTAATGCAAAAGACAAGCGCAAACTGGCAAAATCTAGCCTTTATGGGTTTAAGCTTGGCTCTCAAAAAATCGGTTCCTGTTAACTAATCTTTATCAATAAACCTAAAGACGCCACCCTTTCTTGTGTTTGAGGGTGGCGTTTTTTATTGAAAAATAAAACAAAAACATTATAACATATATGTATGCTTAATAAAGAATTCTACAAGAACAACGCTTTCTTCTCTGAATTTGAGCCTGTCATAACAGACAAGGATCACTTGTTTTTCCTTATATGTGTTGAAATTTTCAAAAAAGCAGGTATAGAGTTACAGATTTCATCTATAAAGCCTTATGACAACGGCATAAATCATGATTCATTTTTAATAGAAACTGACAAGAAAAAACATTTAATGTTAAAAATTTCTTTTGAATCTGACAATCAATTCTTAATTAACGAATCAGAATTCCTAAAAAACAATAAAGAAAAAGGTTTAATTCCAGAACTTTTAGGATGCGGGGTTGTAAAAGTGGGAGACGATATTAGGTTTTTAATCCACGAACACGATGTAGGTTTTGATATCCATGATCTAGGGTTATCTTTTGCTGTTTCTAATTCCAGAATTCTTTTTGGCTGTTTATCCTTTCTTGGTAGTTCGTCATCTAGCTGGTCTATTAATGATTACGCTGAAAATATTTTTTCAAACCTAACAGCAATCAGGGATTCTGAAGTGGTAAGAGATAAGATAGCTAGCGTTTATCCGAAAGAAACCTTAGACAGTTTAATAGAACCAATTAAAAAAGACTTTTATTCTTTAGTTCAATCTCCTATTTTTAAAAGTGATTTTTTTTGTCATGGGAACATAAACCCAAGTAATACAACCTCTGCAAAATCCTTATTTAAATTTTTTGATTTTAGTCGTTGTTTCATGGGCAATAGGTTCTTTGATCTTTGTTTTTTCGCTTTAAATTTTAAGTTAGACAGAGTTTACTTTAATAGAGTAGCTAAGGAATACTGTCTTTTTTATTCATTAGATTACGAGAAAGAAAAAGATGAGATAAGAGAATGCCTGAAGGTAGCTTCTAGTTTGTTTCTTTACGACTTGATTACAAATTTAATCATAGAACAATGCCTTTACCTTAACTCTAGACAAGACAAGGTTGTTTTATTGATGTCTAATTATGAATGTTCAAAATGGGCGTTTGATCAACTACCATGCTTCGAGTCTTTAAGTAATAAGATAAATAATATATACGAAAGCTCAGCCAAAGGTTTTAATTAAAACAAAAATTGAAAAACGTTAATCTGTTTATACTATAATTTCATATATGATACAGCTTTACAAACCAAACTCTCAAAACACAGGGACGGCTTTCGGGTTTAGAATTGGAACTCAGGGCAAAAACGAAGAACCGTGTTTATACATGACTGCCGTAAAACAAGCCTCATGGGACCCAAAGAAAAGGAGCGGCTCTTTTTCTAGCAACTCTAAAAACCCAGACAAATCAGCTATAGTAAAGTTTAATGAATTTGAAATTGGCGGTTTCATTTATGCGATAGACAAGTACGAAAAATTCGGAGCTTTCCATAGCTTTGATGATAACTCAACAGGCATATCATTAAGCCCGTATTCAAAAAAGGATGGAACGAAGGCTTTTTCTTTTACAGTTACTAGAAATTCATCTAATAAATTTGGCATGGGAATAGAAATGTCAGAGGCTTATTCTTTAAGTCAGTATTTCAAATTTGTTTTAGAGTCCATCTTTGAGTATAGGGTAAAAAAAATTAAATAATGAGAAAGAAAACCATACTTATACATTCTAATTTTTGCAAAGCCTTTACTGGGTTTGGGAAAAACAAAAAAAATATTTTAAAGTACCTTTATAGCACTGGTAAATATAAAATAGTTGAGGCTGCGAACATGAAAGTTGTTGGTGACCCCTCTTTGGAAAAGCTACCATGGAAGTGTTACGGAACAGTCCCAAACAATCACCAAAACTTAAGTGAAGATCAAAAAAGAACTGCTGGTTATGGTTCTCTTGAAATTGACTCTATCATAAACGAAGTAAGGCCAGATGTATACCTTGGTATAGAAGACATATGGGCGTTTACAGACTACCATAAAAAGCCTTGGTGGAATAAAGTTAGCCCTATTATATGGACAACCTTAGATAGCTTGCCAATTTTACCACAGGCTGTTGATTACGCTCCTAAAATTAAAAACTACTATGTTTGGTCTTCTTTCGCAGAGAAAGCCTTTAAGGAGAAAGGTTATGATCATGTAAAAACATTAAGAGGCTCACTAGATACTAAAGTTTTTAGCAAGCTTAAAGAAAAAACAAGAAAAGAAATCAGGTCCTCTAACAACTTAAGTGACGACGATTTTATTGTTGGGTTTGTTTTTAGAAATCAACTTAGAAAGTCAGTACCAAATATACTGGATGGATTCAAGAAATTCAAAGAAGACAATGCTAATGCAAAACTTTTATTACATACTCATTGGGGAGAAGGTTGGGACATAACAAGACTATTGGAAGAAAAGGGTATTCAAAACTCAGATATATTGACTACTTATTTTTGTTCTTCGTGTCACAGTTATGAAGTAAAACCTTTTTGTGGAGAAAAGCAGAAATGCAAAAACTGCAAAAACGAAACCTTAAATACTACGAGTGTTTCAAATGGCGTTTCTGATTCTCAGTTGAATGAAGTATACAATTTAATGGATGTATATTGCCACCCATTTACTAGTGGTGGTCAAGAAATACCTGTTCAAGAAGCTAAACTAACAGAGCTTATTACCCTTGTAACAGATTACTCTTGTGGTGAAGATAGCTGTACCGAAGAAAGCGGTGGACTACCTCTCAGCTGGCATGAATATAGAGAACCAGGAACTCAATTTATAAAAGCCTCTACAGACTCCGATAGCATCAAACAAATGCTCCAGACAGTTTTTGACATGACGAAAGAAGAGAGAGTATCTCAAGGCAAAAAATCCAGAGAATGGGTTATTGAAAACTTTTCTATTGAAGTTATAGGTAAAAAAATTGAATCAATTATAGATTCCCTACCTTTCCTCGATGAAGATGCCGACATCAAAAACTTGCAATATAATGACCTGTATGAAAAACCAGAAGGATTATCTAATGAGGATTTCATCATAGATCTATACAAAAACATATTAAATGATGATATTGATAAAAATGACAAAGGATATCAACTTTGGTTCTCTAAACTCATGTATGGGCAAGTTGATCAAAACGGTTTGTATCATCACTTTATAAACATAGCCAGAAAAGAAAACCTAAACAAACCTATCTCCTTTGAGGACTTACTATCTAAAGATGACGAAGGCAAGCGCATCGCTGTTGTTGTTGAAAAAGCTGGCACCGATTTGATTCTCATCAACTCATTGATGAAAAACCTAAGCAAAAAACATAAGAACCATAATATATATGTTTTTACCAAGCCAGATTTTTTTGAGTATATAGAAGACAATCCATATATTTATAAATGTATAGGTTATTCACCTGTTCTAGAAAACCCATTGTCTCTAGAAGGCTTCGGTCAGCACGAAGGTTTTTTTGAAGCAGCATACTACCCTTGCACAACAACTCAAGCAGTGCCTTGTTACATACATAACGGAAAATAAAAATGCCACATTTACTAAAAGAATATTCAAAAAATCTAGGAGTCGAAGCTAATCTACCTATTGTAAATAAGCATTTCTATCCTGTTTTCCCAGACAATTATATTGTTATATATAATGAACAAGAGATACAATCTAAAAGCTATGCTTATTATGAAATAGTTGTAGGGTTGATTAAAAAAACTCTTGAAAATCTAAACTACAGCGTAGTTGTTATAGGTTCTTCCAAAAATCTCTTTAGCAATGCTGACTTTTTCTATCCAGAATTGTCATTTAAAAAAAATTGTTATATAGTATCAAAAGCTAAAGCCTTAGTGTCTATTGATAATGCTCTAACTCAATATGCTGGTTCGTGTAATGTTCCAGTTGTAAACTTATACGGGAATATATATCCGACTATTACTACTTCTTATTGGTCTTCTAAATCGAAAAAAATAGATCTAGAGCCTGATTGGGATATTAAACCTTGTCTTTCTTTGGTTGATCCTAAAGACTCAATAAACAAGATTAAAGTTGAAGATGTGGCGGGTTCAATTCTGAATGTTATTGGTTTGCCTGTAGACGTAGGCTTCAAGACTAAATTGAGAAACAAAACAAAAGGTTTCCAGGTTGATGTTATCCCTACAAAATATGTTAATCTTCCTGTTTTTAGAAATAATATTATAAACTTAAGGCTTGATCAGGAAACTGTTAACCAAGAAGCTTTTTTACAGTATTGTTCTAATCACAAATGCAATATTTTTATTAAAGATAGTCTATTAAGTGTTGAATTGATTAAAAACATAGGTGCTAACATTGAAAGTTTAGTATTTATATGTAATAAAATACCAGATAAAATCCCAGACTTATATTTTGACCTATTAAAAAGACTCAAGATAAGATTTATTTTTGTTGTTAAAGACAAAGAAATACTTGATGAAATGAGATTGCAATATTTCGATCAGGAAGTTGAATATCAGGACCCGCATAAAGAAAAACCATCTAACATAGATGTTTCTTATAAATTCATTTCTTTTAAGTGTGTTATTGAAGGGGATAAATCCTATAAATGTTTAGCTCATTGGAAGAAAGGTGTTGACTTTAGTGATAAAGTATTAGATAATTCTCTTTACTGGGAAGAATTAGATTACTTTTATATTTATGAGCAAGAAAACAACTAAGAGAAAAGCCGCAAAGAAAACAACCAAAACAGAATCGAAAGCCAAAAAGATTTTCGGTCCAGATGTTTACAAAAGAGATGAGCATGGTCTTCTTGACTGCGTGGATTACATCTTTAATGAAGATGGCTCTGTTGACTGGAGGGCAATGATTAAGCCAGAGTTCCTTTACCCTAATAAAGGTTGGTTTGAAATGAGAGGGCAGCAAGTACCTAGCTCTACAGAAGGTCTTAGAGACAACCAGCTTCTTATTATGCTTGGAGGTATTAAAGACCTGGCTAGGTTGAGAGGTTTTCATTCTGTCAGTTATGATGTAAGAAATGTAGAGGAGGGTTATGTTACCGCTCGTTGCGACATTGAATGGATTGGTAATTATGAATCCGCTAATAATAATGTGTGTTACGAAGATTATGCTAATGCATCTTTAGAAAATACAGACGCTTTTTGTGAGAAGTTTCTGGAAACTATTGCTTGTAATAGGTCTTTTGTCCGCTGTGTAAGGAATTTTCTTAATATTCATATTGTAGGTGCCGATGAAATAGATAAATCTGGTAATAGATCATCTTCGAATCAGAGTGATAACACACCAGCTGCTGTATCCAGCAATGCTCCCATAACGCCATCAGGACTGCTTGAGAAGACATTAAGAGACAAACATAGCGTAGATTCTTTCGAGTCCTTCAAAGACACCCTGAGAGCATTCTGGAAGGATGGGAAATATTTGAACGAAGAAGTCAAAAACTGGTCATCCTTTGATGATATACCAGCAAAAGAAGCTAGAAAACTTATAGGTATAATTTCAAAATGATTAGCAGGATTACAAATCCAATCATCTTTAATGAGATGGTCAAAGATATCTTTGAAACATTCAAGGATGACGACATAAATGAAGGCCACGCCTGTGGACTTCTTCATGATACCAAGTCTATAATCAACAATTTCAGTAATGCTACTCTTTTAAACTGGGATGTTTTTGTATGGGCTAATAAAGAATGTAACAAAAAATACGACGGTGTAATAATTTTCATTAATGAAAAAAGCATTAAGTTCGGATGCACTTTTTTTTCTGAGTTTATATGGCTTTCAAAAAACAAAAAAGTTGGCTACAAACTTTTAAAAGAAGCTACGTCTTTCGCTAGAGAAAGAAACTTTGAATATATAAACATCTCTACGTCAGCAAGAAATCCAAATTCTCCTAGATTTAAGAGGTTTTATGAAAAATTAGGATTCGAGGAAGACTCAACAAGCTTTATTGCAAAAATATGAATAACAAAACAGCAAAGAAAATAAGACAAATTATAAATCCTCAAGACGAGGTAACCAGAAGGGTTTATAGAAGAGCTAAGAAGCAATATCTTAAGACTCCTGTTAAACTCAGGGCGGCATTTCTCGAATCTCTTTCTTCTCTTTTAGATAATTAATCTTTTATAGAGAAGTTTTATAGTATTTGTAGCTATCAAATCCGTTTCCAGTACTACAAAGCAAGCTTACACCGCTTTCGCTATACTTTAGCGCTACTTCAATATCATTGGTTGATTCTTTTGTAATTCTAAAAAGTGGCATTCCTTCGTTCATTGGATTTGTAGATACACCAGAAGCACTTAGCTTTACTTTTATATCGCTTACGTTATATGCGTTTTGGTTTGATTTAAATTCTATCAAGTAATCAAAAGTTGTATTGAGCCATACTCCAGAATCATTTGTAGGTACTGTATAGTAGTCAAAATTCAAGCCTTCATTGCTTTCGTATATTTGTTTCTGCTCTCCATATTCTTTGTATGCGTAGAGTCTATCTATAACTCCAGAGTTACCATCTAAAACTCCAGTAATATCCCTTTGTTTAAAGTTTATATTGGCTGATGAAAACCCATCTTTAATATCTATCTGGTTTGTTTCTGTCACAGATTCTTGTTCACTTAGCTCTTTGTTTTTTAAGGGCCCAACAATCCAGCTCTCGCCTTGCCCTAAGGTTGAGTAGGGTTCAAATTTCAACCACAGAGGTTTATTTGATTGAAGGTTTAAACTTTGGTCTATTAATGCTTTATGCATATTTTCACCAGTAAACATTTCTAAGAATTGAAACTGTTCTCTTTTTAATTCTTCTCCATAAAAAGAGTATACATTTGTATGGGAAAATTTAGTAAATACTTCTTTATTCTGGTAAGTTATACTGACGGCTATTTCATTATCCTCTGTTTTTATTTCTTGATTTATATTTGGTTGCTTTAAATATCTGTTTATAAAACCAGAACCAAGATCGTCAATATAACTTCCGTATGGATTACTTGGGTCTGACGAACCCTTTGAAATTAAAAAAGAACCGCTTGGATAAAAATCATTCAAAACAAGAGTCCAATATCCTTCGCCTTCAAAGTTTTCTATTTCATAAGAGTCTTGACTGTAAGAAGGGTTTCCTGAAAAGTAGTTATTATTAAATTCCCAGAATAAAGAAGCTTCCCATTGGTAATTTCCAGAATCAATTTGTCTTTCTCCAGTTAGTGTATAATGAGTTGGGAACCTTGTTACAGTATTTAATTCTTGCATCTCTCCGCTGTATATATAAACACTTGTAGGCCAGATTTCATTGTTGTCCCAGATTTCGTTGTTATACCATACACCATCGCAACCATCCATTGGTTCTAGCATGGCTTTAAGATGTACAGAAACAGGCTCTTCATATTTATGAATTCCGCTTGAGTCAACAGCTTCTATCCCTGAAATTTGTAAGTTGTTCCCATATATAGAAGTAAATCCAGAGAACACAATTGGAGATGTTGAATCTATCACTCTACTATAAACTCCAAAATCCTTTTTGTATTCGCCAAAAATAGATTGGTTTTCTATTTCTGTAATAGTCAATGACGGCGATGATCCGCTTTGGTAATTCTCAACGATTACATTACCACTTATATCTGCTATGTCAAAAATGATAGATTCGCAATATTTATTTTTAGATACTAAACCTATGTTATCCAACTCTTCTCCTTTTCTGTCTACTACAGAAACACTAATAGAAACATCTTTGTCCGCATGTACACCACTTCCTATACCAAGGCTTTCCAGATCTTGAATATCAAAATCAAAACCTGGGTTAAATTCTTTTAGTTCTTCTTTCATTTTTATTTTTTAAATTATAATAACGCCACCTACAAAGGAGCTGTCTGCAGATAATTCTTCGGGTATAAAATCAATTTCGACAGGGGTCACTACTGGGTCTGAATCTAGATAGTGACTGTAATAGTCTTGGTTATCAAAAATAGCGCCAAGAGCTGTGAGTTCTATTATATAATTTCCATTTTGATCTATTTGGTCTATATCAAATTGAATATCCTCTGTAGTTGCTGATATTCTTTCTCCTCCAAATGTATTGGTAACTGTAATTCTATAACCAGTTGCGTTCGCTACTTTTCTCCAATCTCCAACTATAACTGCTTGAGTTTCATTTCCGTCTACAACAGGTATTGGATTCCAAGAAACGTTACCAGGTTTTGCAAGAGGAAAGTAAGTGTTGCCTTCTGTACTGTATTTACTGTCGTATGGATCTGCGTAACTTGATGATTCATTTGTATATATTTTTTCAATTTGTTCATACTTGCCACTTTCAAATCTATTTGCTACTATAGAGTAAGCGTTTGTAGCTTGTTCGGTTACCGTTAAGATTTTATAAACAGTATTATCATTATTTATAGTTTTGAATCTATAAATACTACCCTCCTGAACGAAAGGCAAGTGAAAATATGTTTCATCGTTTACGTCAACTTTAATTTCTGATCCATAATCATTATTAGAACCAGAGACAACAGGCATTTCTATGATTTGAGATGTTTCGTTTATTCTCACATCTTGATCAGTTAATCCCTCGTAGTACCTCAGGCCTAAAAAATCTTGATAAAGATTGAATGATTCCGTCGCATCTCTTCCGTCGTTGGCAGTTTTAAACTTATACCATTTAGCACTGTTATCGTTTACTGAATTGAAATAATCAAGACGAGTAACTACATAAGGTTGATCTCCTGATGCAGCCGATATATACTTATCGTAAGTAGTGGTGTGCGTGAAAGCTTGTCCTGTAGAAAATATCCATCCCGTATAAAGAGTAGAGTACCATAAAAAGTGTTTTGTCCCTTGTTGTTCTCCAGTATAAAAAGCATATTGGTTTTGCAAATCTACTACATTTTCTCCTGAAGCTATACCAAAGACATCACTTGATAGAGTTAAATCATCAAAACCTGAAACATACTCTTTAAAAGTATAACTTCCATTTAGCTTTTTGTTTATAAAGCTAGAAAATTCAGAGCTCATGTCGAACTCTTCATACCTATGCCTTTTCAATAGAAGTAATTCGTCTAGCTCTTGTGTGGTCTGTTGTCCAGTTGGAGATAAAAATGTTATCTTATCTTCTAAATATTTTACGTTGCTGTCGGCATCTATTCTTTCTGAAAGTTTCACTACTCCTGATTCTGGATTTACATCTAGCACCTTACCGAAATTACTAGTCAAAGTCTTTAGGTCGTCGTCAATTATTACTAAATCTCCAGGCTTACAAAGCATACCTTCTAATCCAGCAACGAAATTAACAGTTTCGTTTTCTTTTTCTGCCGAATACAATATATGTAAGCCAGTTCTCTTTGCTTGTGATTGTGAAGTTATCCCAAACCCATTAAGAGTTCTTTTAAACAAACCTCTTTTTATTATATCTTGCTCGTTTTCGACATATTCTATTTTTGGTTTGTAACCGTCCAGTGCGTCTATGTAAGATACTTCTATAGCGTTGTATTTTGAGTCTCTAGGTAAGCTTGAGTAGTTAAATGTAGCGTTTACAACATTTTTATTATTGAAGGTCATAATTGGCCTTTTTATCATATCGTCCGAAAAGCTAACTGTTGAATTATCAAAATATATCATGCCTCTGAATGTAGAGCACACTAAATTCAAAGCGTCATAAATTTTAGTACCACGATCAAAAAATATGTTACATGTAAACCTAGCTTCTCTAGCTCCTGTGGCTTTTCCGCTTTTAGAAAATCCATCTGAAACGCCAACAAAATAACCGTCCGAATCTACTGCGTCACAAAACCTTGCTATTTTGTATAGTTGCCATTTGTTAATGTTTTCTGGCTTTAAGTGTTCACCTAAACCGTATCTTGTACTTGTTAACATATCATACAATATCCATGCAGGATTATCGGTCCAACCTATTTTAAAGGTTCCGTCCCAGTCTCCATTGTATACTCTTGTGGTCGATATTTGACCAGCTTTTTTCAGCTCATCTGCATTACTCCAATATCTTTTATCTGAACCATCCCTATTTAATGGAGAATAGTTTGATGGTATCTTGACTCTTTTTAGCCTGGCGTCATAACTTCTAGCTGGTATTTGCCCAAACGTTCTTGAGTCCAATTTGGTTGCCATAAAGGCTGAATAAGGATAATTAAAGGTAAGAGGTATTATTTCTGTAACTTTAGCTACGTTGATTGCCTTGGTTATTAATGAAGAGTTTCCTTCTGTAGAAAGCTTTGTTATTCTTATATATCTTTCCCTGTGAAGTTCTTCGTATGAATAGCTACTATTATATACAGCTGATGGAAGTTCAAAAGGGTCGCCTACTCCTCCAGAATAATTACTCTCAGAACCTCCCTCATCTCTATACATCTCCTTTACATAGTTTAGTTCAACCAAAGATTCTCTATTGTCTGGGTTGCCTATATCTAAAGCTGCCGTCCCTTCGATTAGGGAAACAATTCTGAAAAATCTATCATAAGTCCTTACAAATTTCCCTTCCTCATCGCCTCCCTTAGGACTTATATATCCTACCTCTATTCTTATATTTAATATTCCTGGTATAGGTGAGCCAAGGTAATCTCCTCTTCCGTCCTGCTGTGTTTGATCTCTATGAAGAGAGTCTACTAAAGCCTCTATTCCAAAAGTAACGTAACATTCATCAACGTTTGGATTTGATATAACATGTGTTATTGGCTGAGCTTGTTCGTCGAAGTTTTCTTTGTAACTGTTCCAGTCTGAGAAGTTGAAATAATTTTTGCTTGATTGTCTGATATCTTTACTTCCCTCTTCTAACGCTCTCAGCCATTCTTGTTCGTTTGTGTCTGGATTTCTTTTCATTCCAGGGATTGCAGTGTCGTAAGGAACTCTATAAGGACCATAGATACTTGTATTTTCCTTGTCGGCTACATGTAAAGATCTTTGTTTTAGGTGGCCATTGGCATCCTTATATATAGCGTCGAGAGTCCAGTTTATTAATGACTGTTGTCTTTGAGCAGGGTTGGTCGTAAATGGTCCAACTAACGCTTTTCTTATGTCTTTATCTAAATAAACATGTTTAAAAAACGAAAGAGGTTTTTGTTGTTGTGGTCCATCCCCCAATCTAGATTCAGCCAGTATATTAAGGTAGTTGTATTTTGGTGTGCTATCTAAATTAGATGAGTTTACCTTGTAAACAGTTAGTGAATTTACGTTTCTATAAAAAGCAACGTCATTCTCTATTATGTTTGTATTGTAAACCTCGCCAACTGCATCTATCCTCGCTCCTTGTGGCGACCTGCTAGCAAGAACTCCACTTTTAGTTTTAGTTTCGTATTCAAAATTGTGTAAATAGAAACCTTTAACTTTACCATTCCACTCTCCACTTTCTGGGTTTAATTCTGGTATTAATAGATTTACTACTCTTTTTTGCCTGTCGTTCCATTTTGGATCGTCTAAATTACAAACGAAATCTATTTCATGTCTTCGGACAATGGCATCTTGCACAAAAATATCCTTATCAGAAGCAGTGAAGCCTTCTATTACACCTGTAAATCCAAAAGCAATATAAGGCCCAAGTAGATTTTCTTGTGATTGTCCAGTAAAACGTGTTGCAAATTGAGGAGTACCTGCATTTCTGGATGAAACTATTTGTTTTATAAAATCAAAAGTAACACCACCAGCTGGTATTTTTACATTTAAGGACTGTAATTTTTTCTTCAGGTATTGATATTCCCATTTGTTTGATTGTTGATTAGCCCATACAGCTTGTATTTGATACGCTCCTCTATGACAAACTGCGTCTACTGATTTTGGATTTCCGTTTTCTGTATAGTCTTCCAAGCAAGTAGCATAATCAACGTTTGGTCTGTCGCACTGCGATTTTTGTAACTTGAGTCGAGACGGCCCTCTAAAACAATCTTGATTTATTCTTGATATTGACTTTTGAAAATCAAAAATAAAACCACCAGTTACACTATTGAATCGTTGATCTTTAATTCTGTTAGCAGATCTGTTTTCAAAAAATCTTTGTTCTAAATAAAGCGGTTGATTATAGTTTTGATTTATGCTGCCGTTGTAAGTATAAAATCTATTTTGTTTGCCGTAGATTTTATATAGTTTGCCGTCGTTGCGATAGGATTCAAAACCTACGTTCTGCCAGTGAGACAAAGGTAAATATCCAGGCGTTGTAGATACGGATGTTGATAGATTTATATTCCAGTTAAAGTCGTACTCTGTCGTGCTGATTCTCTTCCTTTTTCCACCTGACTTTTTTGCAATTGAATATTTAATATTTCTTTTCTTTACTCGGTCGTAATTTAGCGAACCAGGCCCACCTTCTTTTAAACTTTCAAAAAGACTTTTTACTCTTAAAGAGAAATCTAAGTTTCCAACTTCAAAATCTGTATCTGTAACTCTTGTTTTTGCTGGTTGAGTACTTTCTTCTACTGGGACATCATTCAAATAAACAGATTGAAGCAAATTCCTTGAATCGACAATCGTTCCAAATTTATTACAAAAACCCTCTATCGGCCCGTCAGATATTAAATCAACACTTTCGGAAAACTGATAAGAAGCTCCTATTTTATAACTCCCTAATTTAGGTGGCCTTAGTACTGGTGGTTTTGGAGGTGGCGGCTTTCCTCCTCCTTTTTTTGACCCAGCATAACTTGCCTTTTTTTCGAAATGCTTCATTTTATGTTACTTCTGTTACTGTATCTGTTTGTGCTATATCTCCAGCAGAATTATATGGATTTCTAACCATAGCTTCTTGAGGTAAAACGTTTTGAGGGAATGCTTTTAATGATGCTTGTATTACCTGCGAGCCCAATTTCAACCTGCCATAACCAATTGGTACTGGAGAACCCTGACTTGCTACGTTACTTCTGTTCGCAAAAGCGAATGACCTTTCTAACCCAGCTGTAGATACTTTTTGTTGTACTGCGTCTGGAAAATCAGGAGAAGGAGCTAGCAACATCGAAAGAGCGGTTCCAGCAACAAAAAGAGCGAAGTTGGCCAAGGCTCCACCAGAA